GTCCGGCCCGCGTCAATCTCCAACCGGACGGGTGCTTTGGAGAAGCAAAGATGGAAAATAAAGAAGTCTCGATTACGTTGACGGTCGCACAGTGGAACACAGTAATGATGGCTCTTGGCGAGATGCCTTTGAAGAACGGCATTGAAGTGTTCAGCGCCATCCGTGCTCAGGCAGACAGCCAGATTAACGCGACGATTGAGCCGCCACAAAATCCATCCTGATATCCATATGGCATAAAAGGAGGGGTTTATGCCTTACAGCTCTGAGAGCGGAAAATCTTACATCCGCAATATAGTGGGTCGTATTAAACACGACCGCATGCTTGACATTGGCTGCGGCAGCGGCACATACGCCAAAATGTTCCCAGAAGCAGACTGGACCGGAATTGAGGTGTGGGAACCATATATTGAAGAATTTAAACTAAATGATCTGTATCAACAGCTGATACTTGCAGACGCAAGGGCCGTTAATCTTACGCGCTTTGGGCATTTCGACGTCGTCATGCTTGGCGACGTATTGGAGCATATGGATAAAGATGATGCTGTCGCGTTACTCGACAAGGCCAGGTCTGTCGCAGACACCGTCATCGTCAGCATACCCATCGGCCACTATCCTCAAGATGCATACAACGGCAATCCTCACGAAAAGCACATAACAGACAATTGGTCAGACCAAGAGTTTATAGAAACCTTTGGTGAGCCAACAGTCGGATACATCGAAAATGAGATTGGCGTTTATTGCTGGTCAAATCAGAAGGTGAGACCAAAAATATGCATATACGCCATCAGCAAAAATGAGGAACAATTTGTTGCTCGATGGGCAGCATCGGGCAAGGATGCAGATCTTTTGTTAATTGCGGATACGGGTAGCACAGATAATACCGTTCAGGTGGCAAAAGATTGCGGTGTATTTACGCATGAAATTTGTATTACTCCATGGCGTTTTGACCATGCCAGAAATGCATCAATAGCCCTCATCCCTAAAGACATAGATATATGCGTCAGTCTTGACCTTGATGAGGTTATGGAGCCTGGGTGGCGGGAAGAAATTGAGCGTGTATGGACGCCATCAACAACTCGTTTACAGTATTACTTTAATTGGGGGTGCGGCGTTAAATTTAACTATCAAAAAATTCATGCCCGTTACGGATATTATTGGCATCATCCATGTCATGAATATCCAGTCCCGGATGGAAGAATTAATGAAATTTATGCTTGCACTGATAAACTTCTTGTCAGCCATTATCCAGACCCAACAAAGAGCCGCGGGCAGTATCTTGATCTCTTGGCGTTATCGGTCAAAGAGGATCCAGCATGTCCACGAAACGCCTTTTATTATGCCAGAGAACTATCTTTTTATGCTCGATGGGACGAATCTATTGAGGAGCTAAAACGCTATCTTGGTCTCCATGGAGCTCAATGGGTCAATGAAAGATCCTATGCAATGAGAGTTCTCGGGAAATGCTATGAAGGCAAAGGGGATCTTGAGCAGGCTGAGGCTTGGTGGATGCGGGCTGCGGCTGAGGCTCCTAATACCCGTGAACCTTGGATTGATCTTGCCACGCTCTATTATATGCGCAGTCAATGGCAAGAATGTTATGGCGCCGCGATGCGAGCACTATCTATAAAAAATAGAGAACTTGTGTATACTGTAGACCCAATTGTGTGGGGGCCTCGTCCGCATGACTTGGCGGCTCTTGCTGCTTGGAATTTGGGATTAAAGGACGTTGCATTAGAGCAGGGCAGGCTTGCTGTTGAGCTTGATCCAAATGACGATCGGCTAAAAGATAATCTTGCCTGGTATATGGGCGAAAAAACGTAAAGGATTGGTGATGGAGCCGCAAACTGTTGTTAACATAGGTGCCGGCGCAGTCCTTATGGTTGCCGGTTGGCTTTTTAGAGAACTTTGGGCGGCTGTTAAAGCCCTCCAGGCAGATATTAGAAAAATTGAGATAGACTTACCAACGACTTATATCAGGAGAGATGAATTTTCTGATAATATGAAAGAAATAAAAGACATGCTTGCAAAGATATTTGATAAATTAGAAAACAAGGCAGATAAGTAATGTCAAATATATCGTCGTTGCCATGGGGGAATAGTATCAGAATAGATACAACGCCTGTTCAAGGCGACCTTCTTGTTGGTAATGCTGACGGAACATTTACTTTATCAAGCCAAATCAGCGGTGCTTCTCTTGCTCCAAATAGTGTTGATACAGCCCAAATAGCTGATGGGGCTGTGACGACTGCAAAAATACCCAGCGGAGCTATAACAACAGCAAAACTCATTGACCAGGGTATCATTGCTGCGAAGCTTGCTGACGGCGCTGTAACGGCACCCAAGATGCCGGATGGCGTCATAACAACCACTAAAATATCTGATGGCGCAATAACCACGGGTAAAATACAAGCAAACGCCATTACAACAAATCTACTGGCTGCCGGCTCTGTTACGGCGGATACAATTGCGGCTGGATCAATATCGACAGATAAAATATTAGCCAACGCAATTACAACATTAACAATTAATGCTCAGGCAATTACGACTGATAAGATTACAGTTGGTGGCGTTGAGACTAACAACATTGCTCAATATGCAGTTTCTAGAGTCGCCGCAGCTTCATCGAATACGGGAACAGCTTCAGTTAATCTTACAACTGTTCCGGGAACATCCATTTGTATTCTTGGGTTATTTAATGGTGTTTTGAATACATCATCTTCTTCGGGAACATTAAATCTTAATGTCAACGGGACAAATGTTGATAGTGCAACTATTTATGCAGATGCAAGCGCATCTCCTGTTTTATCTAGTTTTTTAACGCCGCAAGGTTATTATACTACTACATTATATGCGAGTGCGTATAACACAAGCGGATCTCCTTATTATGGGTTTCCAGTATGGGGATTTTCGGGAAATAGAAATTTATATCCCAGAACTATTCAATATAATTATTTAGTCCCAGCTGGAATTACTTCTGCAACAGTGCAAGTTGTCGCTTCTGTTACATCGGATGTAAGTATTTTGGTATGGGGTCTTCAAAGATGACAATGAAAGTATTTTTACAGTATCTCCCAGATGGCAAAGTAACTGGACAAGTTTGCGAAGAGGAAATTTACTTTGAACAACGTAAGTCTAATGGTGAATTGGTTTTAGAAATACCAAGCCAAATTAATTATAAAAATCATAAAATAGATATTACAACAATGACTGTTCTTCCAAAGACACAAGAAGAAATTGATGCTGATACTCCTAAGCCAATTGATCATCAATCTTTAATATTGCAACCAATAACTCAATTAACACAATCAGGATCCATATAATGACTATACCTAAACAATCCCAATGCGCCTCCATTTTTGGCAACCCTGCTGCTCCGGGATGGGGAGAGAAGAATATTGTCCATGTCACGACGCCATGGCAATTGGTAATGGGCGATATTCACATACCATATATCAAAATTAATAAGATTGCCGCTGACAGCTTACGAAATGTCATTGAAAAGACTTGGGCGGCTTGTAATCAAGACCTTGCTAAGATTCACCAGATACATGCTGATCAGTTCAGTGGGGATTGGGTGATCAGGCAAATGCGTGGATTGCGGGCAACGTCTATGCACGCCTATGGTCTGGCTATTGATTTTGATGCTCCTCACAACCCTCTTGGGTCAAGCCATGGGTTCTTTACTCATCAAAATCCATTAGTAAAGGCGTTTGAGTCAGAGGGTTGGACCTGGGGTGGAACATGGGCTCACAGGCCTGATTCCATGCATTTTCAATATGCTAATGTTGGTTAAAGGAGAGAAAAATGGGTAATCTTATTCAGACATACTTCGTGGCGAACTGGAAAACGACAGCTTCTGGCCTTCTATTGGCCCTGCTGGTTGTCTTGCATTATTTTGGGATCAACGTCCCGGGCTTGGCTATTCCTTCAGACGCTGGATCGCAGATCGCTATGATCCTCGCGGCTATCGGCCTTGTATCTGCTAAGGACGCATCAACTGCTGGCGTTCCTGGCAAATGAGTGCGGCTCTAATATCCACAGTCATAAGCCTCCTTAGCGGGCTCATGTCTGCGGTTGTTAGTTTATTTAACTGGCTGCATGAGCAACAGCTCGTGCAGTCGGGCATAGCCCAGGCTCAATTGCAAAGTTTGAAAGACCAAGCTCATGAGGCACAAATTGCCATCGCTGCTCGTGAGGCTGTTCGCGCTGATGTCGCTGGTAAGCCTGACGGCGTGCCAGTCGACGACCCTTTCATCAGAGACTAGCCACGTTTCTTTTTGCGAAGCAGCTAGGGCCATATATTATTCGAGACATGATACGGCGCCGACGCGAGCTCAGATCCGTGAGCACAATGCGGTAGGGGTGGCCCTAAAATGCGGATGGGTCAAGAAGTAGCCATTTGAGCCCGTCTTATGGTAAACTAACGCTAACAAGCGGGGCGAAAGATGACGACTGGCGTTAGTTACGATGGCACTATTTCTGGGACAACAAGCTACATAGGCCAGATTGCCACTTTGGCCGTTGTCGATCCGACAGATTCGGCATTTTTGGCTATTTTGCCACAAATGATAACTTATGCCGAAAATAGGATTTATCGCGAAGTTGACTTTCTTTTTTCGTCAGTCGCCAATTCCAGCTATAACATTCCAATTGGGACAAGAATAATTTCTGTCCCATCTGGTTCAAACTTTGCTGGAGCTGAATGGGGCGGCGGTGTTTTGGTCGTGGCAGAGCAAATAAACCTCATTACGCCGGCTGGGACAACAAACCCAGATCTTGGGTCAAGAGTCCCATTATTGCCGACAACAAAAGAATTTTTGGATGCTGTTTACGGATCTTCATTATTGGCAAATCGGGGGCAGCCTAAATATTTCTGCCCATTTGATGATTATACATTTTTAGTTGGTCCATATTCAGACGCTACATATCAGGTTGAGATAATTGGAACATTTCGACCTGCAAGTATGTCAGCTACAAACAAATCAACATTTATTGGCCTTTATCTTCCAGATGTGTTTATTGCGGCATCAATGATTTATATTTCTGGCTATCAAAGGAATTTTTCTTCAGCTGCCGCCAGCGATCCTCAAATGGCAGTAACTTGGGAATCAATTTATCAAAACGCTCTCAAGTCTGCTCTTAGCGAAGAGTCTCGTAAGAAGTTTGAGGCTGCTGCTTGGTCGTCGCAAGATTCTTCTAAATTTGCTACTCCGACGAGGGGTTAATAGATGCCCCATGCAACTTTAAAGCTTCTACCAGGCGTCGATGAAAACAGAACTCTCGCCCTTAACGAGGCGGGTATTTCTATTTCTCAACTTGTCAGATTTGTCCCCGATAAACAGGGTATAGGTCTTGTCCAGAAGCTTGGCGGCTGGTCAAAATATCCTGGCGTCGGCACAAATGCTACGGCGACAGCCCCATCTATTACACGCGCTTTGTGGGCGTGGGAAGATGTAAACTCAACAACACATTTAGCTATAGGCAATCAGGC